CAAAAACTGCTCGTAAGAAAAATAAAAAGTCATAAGGGAGAGACAACTATGCCGATGCATGGAAAAAAGAAAACTAAAATGTACTCAAGAGGTGGTGCAGGAATGAAAAAGAAAACTAAAATGTATGCACGAGGTGGTGCAGGCATGAAGAAAAAGACAAAGATGTACTCAAGGGGTGGAGCTGCAAAACGTAGATAATGTCTTATCTAATAAGTAACGTACCACACTTTAAATGTTGGGTACGAAGAGAGTTCACTTGTAATCATCAAAACTATCACGGTGAGTTCCTTCACGCAATGGTATTTGCAGTAAACACCATACCAGATAGGTCTTTAAGTTTCCAAGTTGTTTTCACAGGATGTGAGATAGACATGGAAGGAGGACCTGAAGAAAATGTGCATGGTGGTGCAATGTGGGCAAGAATGCCTATTCAAGCTTTGGTCGCAGACATACCCGTAGATGAATGGGCAGAACCAATGGAAGACCATCTGTGTCAACCTTGGGATTGTGAATCAAGACATCATTCAGTTATTGTGATGGATAGAGTAAGCTCATCACCTTGGCTTTGTAAGATTGATAATGATTTCTATACAGGTAAATATTTATTTACTGTTGATTACACAGACAGCGATATAGCAGATGATCCAGCTCAACATAAACAATCACACGTATTGTATTTGTTAGATGCAGGTAAATGGACTGGTAACATAGTGGCATTGCCAAACAACAGAGTGAGAGCAACAAGTCCAGCTTTATGGAGAACTGGAGAAGGTGCTCCTGATTTCACACCTTCACAGTGGATTCATTCAGCAGAATCTCATGAGTCTTATTTAGACCCTTCAGTAACGTTTAACAATCTATATTCAGATGGTAGCCAAGTTAGAAACAATAAGAAAAAAAATAAAAAGTAAAAAGAAACTTGGTTTCTCTGAAAGAGCTAGAGCAGTAAGTAAAGGATTATTACCAAGTGCCGCTGAAAAAAGGAAGAAGTCAAAAAGTAGTAAGTCAAAATATAAGAAAGCTAAAAAAAGAGGGTAAACCTCATAAACAAGCTATCGCTATAGCACTTTCTACTGCAGGATATAAACAGTCTAATTTAAAAGAAGGACCTAAAAAAGATAGACTTGTTAAATTACTTATGAAAGCTAGACGAGATGTTGGACAAGCTTTGAAAGAAAAGAATAAGACAAAAGAACGTCTAGCTAGAAATAGAGTACAAAAATATAAAGTAGCTTTAGGAGAACGAAGTGGAAATAAAAAAAGCAAAATCAACAATAAAAAAAGTAGCAGGAAAGCTTAAAAAAGCTAGTCAAGCTCACGCAGGTCAAGCAAAAGCTTTATCGGAACTAGAGTTACGAAAAGGTGGTTCTGCTAAAAAGAAAACTAGAAAAAGAACTGCAAAGAAAAAAAGTAAAAGCACAGTAAACAAAGCAGGTAACTATACAAAACCTGAAATGAGAAAAAGAATATTTAACAGAATAAAAGCAGGAGGCAAAGGTGGTGCTCCAGGTCAATGGTCTGCAAGAAAAGCTCAAATGTTAGCAGCAGCTTATAAAAAAGCAGGTGGTGGTTATCGCAACTAAAAAGAAAAGAGACCCTAAAGTTGGAACTGGAAAGAAACCAAAAGGTTCTGATAGACGCTTATACACGGATGAGAATCCTAAAGATACGGTTAGTATCAAGTTTGCAACTCCGACAGATGCCAGAGCCACGGTTGCGAAGGTTAAAAAAATCAATAAGCCATATGCGAGAAAGATACAAATACTTACAGTCGGTGAGCAAAGAGCTAAAGTTATGAAAAAAACTGAAGTAGTAAGTATATTTAAAAAAGCAAAAGAAAGTTTAAAAAGAGCAAATGAACGAAAAAAGAAAAAGGTGTGATACTTGTGAATGTTATGACTGCGATTGTGAAGATTGTAATTGTGACTGTCATAACGATGATGAAGATGTACAAGGTGTCCCAGTTTAAGTGATAGAGTTTCTTCTGATATTCATGATTGATAATCAAATTGTGAATCAGAGTCAAAGATTTAAGGATATCAATAGATGTCTTTATTTTGCAGAAAAACTGCATGACCAGCCAAGCATACCAACAGAGGATGGAAATAAACGTATAACTGCATATTGTAAACCTGTAAGGAAGTAGAATGTTAGCAGAATTAG